TGTCTTCCGCCGGCACGCGGGTGCGCTGGCCGCCCAGCGCGCCGTACTCGGCGCTGCGCAGGAAGTGGTACGCCAGCGGTCGGCCGTTGGCGTCGACCTCGACGCCCATGCGGATGCGTACGCCGCCGGGCAGGTCGGCGCGGTAGGTCTCGTCCAGCAGCACCGGGTCAATGAGCTGCAGCGCGTAGCCGAAGTCGTTGATGCGGCGGTCGCGTACGCGGCGGACCAGGGCCTCACCGTCGCGGGCCACGTGCAGGATCCACAGCCGCATGAACTGGTTGAAGCTCAGGCGGGTGCTGAGCTCACACACGCCGCGGCGGGCCCAGCGCGCGAAGGCCTGCTCACACACGCGTTTGTCGGCGTCGTCAATGCTGCCGTCCGGGCGCTGCGCCGGCACGCTCAGCGCAAAGCCCTGCGGCCCAACCACGTGGGTCTGCACCATGCGCAGGAACTTGCGCACGTAGTCGTTGTTCTTGGCCAGGTGCCGCGAGCGGCTGCGCAGGATGCGCAGGCTGCGTTCCAAGTCTTCATTCAGCGAGACGTGCTCGCCGGGGAAGCTGCTCGTCAGGCGGTTGACCGCGGCGCCCGCGAACGACCGCCGCATGCGGACGGCCTTGGGCGCGGGTGCGGACGTCCGCACGGCGGCCTGTGCCTGGCGACGGGCGTCTTGCTCGGCGCGGAACGCCGCCAGCACGCGGGAGCCGCGGTGCGGATCAAAGGGCACGGCGTCGGGCATCAGATCCTCGAGTAGATGCGCCGGCCCAACTCCCGGCGGCGGCCAGCCAGCAGGTCTTCACGATCGACCTCGGCCTGCCAGTAGCTGATGGCGCGGATGATTTCGGCCGTGTCGGAAAACTCCATTTCGCGCTCGCCGATCTTGTAGCGGCGCCGCGTGGGCGTCCACGCGGCAAACGCGGCGCGCGCGTCGTCGAGCGCCTTGCGCGCCAGGCTGCGGCCGTCAACGTTGTTGGCGGCGGCAAAGTCGGCAATGACCTCGATCTCGCCGGCACCGACCTCGAACTTCTCGCCGGCGCGCTCCACGTACGCGCGCCAGGTGTAAGTGCCGGGCTGCCAGCCCGCGGTGCCGGTGGCGGCGACCGTGAACGCAAAGTCGCTGCCGCTGGCGGTGGACGCGATGTCGATCTTGGTGTGGGTCGGGTGACGCAGTGCGTAGCGCAGCACCCAGCCGTCAAGGGCGGAGTACTCGGCCAGCCCGTCGGTCCACTTGACCGTCACGCCGGCCATCACACTGCGCGGGATCTGCAACATGCACGGGCTCCGTTACTGGGCGCGGGTGCGCATGCGGTGGACGCGTTCACCAATGCGCAGAAACTGCGGGCCGGCGGCGCCGCTGGCTTCATCGACCCGGCCGGACGACACGGCCAGGTAGGCTCGTTCGTAGAAATCAAAGTTCAGCGACTTGCCCCCTGGGCCGAACGCCACCAGCGCCACGGCGGCGTCCGCCTCCGCGGCCGTCAGCAGCACGCGGCGTTTCTGGCGCGCGACGCTGACGGCAACCGCGAGTGTGGACGCCACGCCGACCGCGCGGCGTTTGCTGCGCACGACCGGCCGCGCGGTGTCAGCTTCCGCCGCGGGCAGCACCAGGCGCGGGCCGCCGGGGCGGACGATGATCTGCGCGGCGTCGGTCTCGCTCGCCAGCCCCAGCACGCGCAACTTGCGGCGGGCGCTGGCGACGCCGACGTCGGACTCCGCCGCCGCAAGGACCGCCCGCGACTTGCGCCGCACCAGCGGCTGGGCGACTTCCGTGGCCGCGACAAGGCCCAGCGCACGCAGCTTGCGGCGGGTCAGCGCGACCGCGGCATCGGCTTCCAGCGCCGGATTGACCGCCACCTGTGTGGGGCCAGATGCCTCCGTGACGGGCTGCGCGGCGTCGGTCTCAGTCGCAACGGCTACGGCGCGACGTTTGACGCGCGAGGCGGCGACGGCAGCATCGGCTTCCAGCGCCGGATTGACCGCCACCTGTGTGGGGCCAGATGCCTCCGTGACGGGCTGCGCGGCGTCGGTCTCAGTCGCCACGGCAACCGCGCGGCGCTTGGCGCGTGCAACTGCCTGCGCGGCGTCTGTGCCGACAGCAATGCCCACCGTACGCCGTTTGCTGCGCGCGGCGCTGACGGCAGTGTCAGTAGCGAGCGCAACGCCAACGGCCTTGACTTTGCGGCGCGTCAGCGCTTGGCTGGCGTCGGCTTCCTGCGCGGTGCCGACAATGCTGGGCGGCTGCGCAGCCGCAAGCGACGCGACCCACCGCCCGCGCCGCGTCTGCGTGCGGCTGCGCCGATACGGCGCCGCGCGGCGAAACAGGCGAGCGCGGATGACCACCGCTTACCCGATCTCTTGCACCCAGGCCGTGCCGCTGACGGTCAGCGCATCCGTCGGCGCGTCGATCAGCTCGATGGTCAGGCGGCGGCCGGCGCCAAAGATGATCTGCTGACCGTCTGTGAGCGGCTTGTCGATGCCGACGCGGTTGTTAATGGCGCCGGTCCAGTGCGTGACGATCGTGCCGGCACTCGCCTGCGTGGTGTCATTCACGCGCGCGGTGAAGCCGGCCGCCGCGAGGCTGGCATCCACTGGCACCGGTGTCGGTGCACTGCCGCCACTGCCGGCCGTGGTCTGCCCGCTGCGGATGCGCAGCGCCAGCATCTCTTCCTGCGCGTCGCCCGCGTCGGCGGCCACGCCTGCGACGCCGATTTCGAAGCCGAGCAGCACGCACTGCTTGCTGGCGTGCGCGACGATCGCGAACAAGTCCTGCACCGCCGTGACGCTGACCTTGTCGAAAGTGAGGGTGTAGATGCCTGACATGCTGACCTCTCAGTGTTGAAACAGTCGTGGCAACGTGATGCGGCGGGCGCGCATCAGCGGAGGGGCCTTCGTGCCACCGCCGCCGGACGCCTTAGGAATCTCGAACTCGGCCCACGTGATCCGCGCAGCCTCGGTCGGCGCGACCGCACGCATGCGCAGGAACGCCGTCGGCCCGCTGCCCGATGCGCTGATCGTGTACGCGTAGGTCGGCGCGCTGCTACCGCTGCCGGCGGTCACCGGCACGGTGTCGACGATGTGCCGGTGATCGTTACCGTTCGTGACTGCCGTGCTGGCGCGGTTCGTGCGCGTGCCGAATGTGACCCCGGACGCGGTGATCGACTGAGCGCTCTGCGTTCCGCTGTCGATGTTCTGCGCCACCGCAATAAACAGCAAGTCGTTCGCGGCCCACGATAAGCTGGTGGAGCCGGTGGCCGAGTATCCGGTGCCGTTGGTCGTGTCGGCGCCGGTGCTGAGTTCGGTCGAGACGTCGTAGCCGGACGGCACTTCTACTCGGTGGATGGTCGCGCGCAACGTGTTCGCCGTGGCGCCCGACAGGCTGACCGTGACCGTACCCGTTTCGGTTCCGGTGACCGTGTCCTTCTGGAAGATGTCGACTCGCCGCGGGCCGGTGTCGACGCCCCAGGTGCCGGTGCCGTTTTCGAGTCCGCCGATTCGCGTCCAGCCCGCCGGCATGGTCGGCACGGTGTTGGCCGTGTTGCTGCGGCCGGTGACCACGCAGAAGATCTTGCTGGTCACGGCGCTGATTCCGGTTGGATACGCCGGCGTGCAGCTCGTGGTTCCGTTGGCGCCGGTGCCGACCGCGCCGTAGGTGACTTGGACCGTCGGCGGCGTGCCGGCATCCTCTGTCGCCACGCGCAGCCGCAGCGACGCGTAGCTGGTGATCGCCGCCGTAACCGTCTGCGCGATGGTCGTCAACACGCTCGGCGCAGGGTCGGTCAGGAAGTTCTCACGTTCGGTCGCGCCTTCAAACAGGCGCACGCGCAGGCGCTTGCCGGCGTTGCTTTTTACACGGTAGCGCAGCGTGCGCGTGCCGGCGACGGGCGCGCTCACCGACGCGAAGCCGACCTCGAACTCACTGTTGCTGTTGACGCTGTTGAAGTCGTCGTCACTCACAGCGGTCTCGTCAATCGTTGCGAACAGGTCAGCGCCAGTGCTGGGCGTCCAAGCGCCGCCGGTGATGTCCGCATTGGGGCGGGCGTACTGGCTGGTGTCGACGAGGTCCGCACCATGCCAGTTGTCAGCGTTGAGCGCTTGCGTAGACGCCACGCCAGGCCAGCCCGTCGTGCGATCGCTGTCGGTGCTGTTTAACGCACTGAGCTGAACTGCGTTCAGGTAAACACGCAGCGCGGTGCCCTGCACTTCCAGGCGTAGCACGTCTGTGTTCGCGACCGTCGTAGTGGTGCTGGCCAACACGGTTTGGGCCCCGTTGATGACCTTGCCGACCTGAATGGTGCGAGTGCTCGACCCGTCGTCGAGCACCCACGCGAAGTAGTAGTCGCGCGCGGTATCCGTGTCCGCGCTGGCGCGGCAGATTGGTCCGACGCGATAGCTGGCACCGTTAAATGCCAGGCCGCCGACCGCAACCTCGGCGTACTGGTCATCGGCGAACGACGCCGCGGTGTAGCGCGACGCCGAGGGTGTCAGCGTGTTTCCGGTGACGACGTTGCTGGCAATCGCGAGCGCGCCCGATCCGCCGGCGGTGTCGATCTCGCTCCAGTTCGCGCCCAGCCCGCCGTTCGCGCGGTTGAAGTCGTCAGTCGCCATGCGTCACTCCGGCCGGATCAGTGTCGGCTCGCTGGTTGATCCAGGCAGCCACAGTAGGCAGTCGATCGCGGCGCAGTACACCAGCGACGTGTAGTGCCCGGTCGCCGACGTGTGCGCCGGCGGCGCCGCCGACGTTGCCGTCCGGGAAGCCGACGCTGCCCGCGGTCTTGAACGTGCTGTCGGCCAGGTCGAAGTAGTACCCGCTCGTGTAGCTCTCGGCGTTGTCCGGCACGATCCACACGCGGTTGCGCGCGGCGTCGAGCACATTGAAGCCGTCGAACGTGATGCGTGTGCCGGTGTTGTTCGTGTACCGGGACCATGTCAGGTCAGACGCCCCGAGCGCGGCCACATGCACGCTCATGGTGTTGACCGACTCCACGCACGCTGCGGCGCGGCCGACCTGCAACAGGCTGCCGCGCGAGCCGCCGCCGAGTGCAGACGGCAGCGCGATCTGATGCGCGTACAGGTGCGCCGCGGCCGGCGTGCCGCCGCTGCTGTTGACTTCGTAGTACGGCGACCCGCTGGTCTGCGCGGTGGTGTGGTTCGTGGCGCTGGGCGTCGCGTTCGCGTTCGTCGGGTCAAGCCGCTTCCACGTGCGGTCGGTCAGGTCGAGCGTGGCGCCGCTGTAGTTGCGGCCGTCGGTGTGGCCACCGCCCGCGGCACCGGCGATGTATGCGCCGCCGGCGGACCAGTCATCGACCCACGTGCCGGTCCCGTAGGCCTGCCAGACGATCGCGTTCCACTCGGTCGCATTCAACGCGCCGGGCCGAATGTCCTGAAAGGTGTTCTGCTGCCCAAGCGCGAGCGCGGCGCCAGCGCTCGGCAGCGAGTAGCCCGGCACGAACCCGGCCGGCGGAGCCGTGCGCGCGCGGCGCAGGCCGCGAGCGTTGATGTGGCCGCGCGGCCTGGCGGGGATCAGTTGCAGCGCGGGCCGCGCGCGTTACGACGCGCGGAAGAAGTCGTTGATCTGCGCGACGACGTCCGAGCCATCGGGTGTGATGGCAAAGTCGTGCAGCGTCAGCGGCACGAGCTGCGCGTTGGTGGGCGACGCGACCGCGGCGTAGCAGATGACCAGGTCGGTGACCGCGCCTGCCGTGACCGCGGTCCACGTTTGATCACCGAGGTCGAGCGGCATGCGGTCGTTGGTGTCGTCGACCGCAAGCGCCGCGAGGTCGGCGGCGGCCAGCGTCTTGCGGTTCCATCCGCCCGTGCTGCGCTCGGTGGCGCCGGCGGTGATGATGGCGGCAAAGTCATCGGCGTCACGCAGCGTGGCGTCGGTGGCGGCGCCGGCGTCAATGGGGATGACGTACAGCCGCGCGGCCGAAGGGTCGCCCAGGTCGACGCGGTTGTACAGCTCGGCCACGCGGCCTTTGGCGATGTTGAAGACGAGGTCAGCCATGGGGAACTCCGATCAAGACAACACCTGCGCCGTTACCAGCGCGTGATGAAGCCCGCACGCCGCGAACGACGCGGCGGCGGGGCGAGTCGGGCCGGCGTGCGGCCGGGGTCATCCGCCGCCTCCGCGGCGGGTGCGGACGTCTGCACGGCCGCCGCCGACGCGGGGTCAAACATGTCTGGCTGCGGTACTGCACCCAGCACCTTTTCACGGGTGCGCCACACGGTGTCGGCGTGGCGCCCGCTGATGGCGTACAGCAACGCGGCGTAGGCGTAGACCTCGCAATCCCACGCTTCGTTGCGCTCTTTGCCGGCCACCCACCACAGGGCTTTGTGGCCCTGCATGTCGCGTCGCCACTCGCGCCGCTCGGACCGCAACTGGCGGTAGTAGTCGGCCTCGAACCCAAGCGGGAAGTGCAGGTAGCCGCCGCCGGGCCGCTCCAGCCGCAGGCGGCCATCGAGCAGGTTCTTGATGGCCTGCGTGCCAATCAGCCGCAGGGTGACGCCGCCGGGCACGGGCTTGCCGCGCCAGGTGAATTCCACCGTGCGCGGCTTGCCGAGCTTGGGCGTGTCGTAGCTCTTGCCGCCCTTAATGGCAAACCAGTGCCGCCCACGCAGTTGCGCGTCACGGCAGAAGGCGTACACGTCTTCCGTGTGGTGACCGCCACTGTCGATGGCCGCGGCATCAACCCGGATGATCTGGCCGGAGGCGTGACGGATGGGCGCCTCGAGCAACTCGCGCAGCTTGACCCAGGTTTCGGGTGAGCTGGGCGTGCCGTAGATCTCGCCGTGGAAGATGCCCCAGCTTTCTTCGCCGCGCCCGTAGGCACGGATGACCACCGCCAGGCGGTTGTCCTGCGTGTCGACGCCCGCCACCGCCACCAGGGCGCCCTGCGGCGCGGTCATGAGCGCGTAGTTCTCGGCGCGCTGCTGCAGTTGTTCGGCGCCGATTTCGGTGCGCACCTGATCGGCATAGCACTCGCCGAGCATGGTGTTGACGAAGAACTTGAGCTTCTCGTCATCGCCCTGCGCGGCGAGCCACTCGCGCACCAGCATGGGCCAGGGGCGCCAGCCGATGGGCGCCATTAGCGCCGGCGTGCCGCACCAGCTCGCCACGCCGGGCTCACCGACGGCGGTGGGCTTCCAGTGCGCCAGGCCGGCCGCGGCGGCCTGCGCTTCGGTCATGCCGGGCGCACGCGGCGCGTAGTTGCGCGCCTTCCACGCGTGCTCACCATTGAGCACGCCGCATTCCAGGCACGCGTAGCGCGCCGAGTCGGGGTCGGCGTCCAGCCACTTCAGTTGACGCCATTCCATGAACTGCGGGTGACCGCAGTCCGGACAGTGCAGGTGCCACTTGCGCTGATCACCACGCTTGACGTTACGCTGGATGGCGCTGCGGCCATCAATCGTGGGCGTGCTGTCGCCGTAGATTTTTGCGCGGCGACCGAAGTTGCTGGTGCGCGCCATGGCGAGCTCGATGACGCCGCCCTGCCCTTCAAGGTCGACGACGTATTCGTCGCACTCCTCGAACTTGACGTAGCGCACGGTGCTCGACTTCAACGCGCCGACGCGGTTGGCGCCGACCAGGCGCATGACGCCGCCCGGGTACTTCTTGCGCAGCTTGGTGTTGTCGCTGCCTTTGGTGTCGGCGGCGCGGATGCGACGCCGCAGCGCGCGGGTGTTGACGCGCATGGGCTCGAAGCGCGTGAGCTCCCACTGCTTGCCGTCATCGAGCGTGGGGAACACCACGAGGATCGATCCCGCCGCGGCGCAGATCCACGTGCCGATCATGTTTTCGCCGCTGACCGAGCCGCCGATCTGGTGCGGCTTCATCCACCAGCCTTCACGGTATGGCGAGCCCGGCGACATCGTGCGCTGGATGTCGATCAGGTACGGCGTACGGACGTTGCGATAGGGACCAGGCTCTGGCGTGTCGGCAGGCAACACGCGGTTCGCCTCAGCCCACTCGTCAACCCAGACCTGCGCGTCGGGCCGCAGCGCATCGGCAATTGTGCGGCGGACGGCGTCAATCGGGGTCGTCATCGTCAACGTCTTGCGTCACACCACGCGTCAGCACGCTGTCGGCGAAGGCGGCCAGGGTGGCGTCAATCTCGCTGTCGATCAACTGCTGACAGCGGAGCGGATCGGCCTCGACCGCGCAGGCATCTTTGATCCGCGCGCCGATGTTGCCGAGCGCGTCGCGCAATCCGCGAAACTCGGTGAACCGTAGCCGCGACACCTCTGCGGCGTCGACCAGCGAGCCGCGCAGTTGATCGAGCTCGAGCTGCTCGCGTTTCGCCCGCAGCCGCTCGCGGGTTGCGCGGTGCTGCCGGTACTCGGCGCTGTCGCTGCTGTCGTCGACCGGGTCGGCGGCCTCATCTGCAGACGCGCTTGCCGCGGGCGCCGCAGGCTGCGGCAACGGTTTTTCGTCGATCGACATCCGCGCGCCCTTGACCCGGCCAGCGTCAAGATGCTCCGCGCGCCAGACGCGCGCCGCGTCGGCGCTGTGCATCGGCATGCCCTTCTGCTTTTGCCGGTGCACCTCGCTCTTGGCGACGCCGAGCGCCGCCGCCATCTCGCGCACGCTCAGATCGCCGCGGCCCATGTACGTCCCTTGTCCCTGTAAATGCGTCCCCCAAGTTGTCCCTCTATGGGGACGCGTACTTCGAGGCCGCGAATGACCCGCGAGGGAGCGATGCCGGAAGGACCCGTGGCGCGATCAACGCGCGGTGGCGAGCGCCTCTGACCAGGTGCGGGCGAGCGTTGCATCGAACGTGTCCACCACGTGGCGATGAGCCACCGCATAGAAGTCGAAGCGGGGCTGGTAGGTTGCGCTTTGACGAGGGAACACGATCACCGGCACCAGCACCGACTTCGAACCCCGCTTCTCGCGGCGATAGATGCCCGCCGGAAGATTGGTGCCACGGGGCTTGCCGTAGAACAGTTGCACGTCCTGCGACAGGCCTGCCCGCGACGACAATCGCTTGCCCAGCTTTCGGCCTGACTTAGCGGCCGCGATCAGGCGGGCGATCACACCCTTCGGCAGGTTGCCCGACTCGTCGAGCGCTACAGTGCTGGGCAGTCGTAGCGCCAGGCGATTCGGTGCGCGGGTGCCGCCTTGAACTTGATAGCCCAGGTACTTCGCCTGCAGGTCTTTCACCCCAACACTTGCCTGCAGGTTGTCTTTCTGCGCCGACTGCGCGTAGAAACCACGCAGCGTAAAAGCCGTCGGGCGATCCAGTGCACCGGTCGCCGCAGCGGGCATCAACTGTTGCGCCCCTCGCAGGGTGAGCGTCAGCGCCTTGGCAGCGGCGAACCGGAACTGCGGGTGGAGGCGCGCCGTGGCGCCAATCACTTGGTCGATGTTTCCGGACAGGCTGACTCGCATAAGCAACAAAAACCCGGCTCAAGGCCGGGTTCGGTTTCTCTGGGCGACAAACCAGCGATGCCGAATTAAATCACATTCCGTTTACTCCGGAGAATTCTTTTTTCTTGGGCGCGGCGCGCCTCGGTCCACAGCACGAACTGGCCGTGCGCCACGTCAATGCGGTTTTTGATGGTCCGCGAGCTGCACCCGAGACGCTTGCCCACCCGTGCCATCGACCACTCGTGCAGGTAGTAGACCCGGACTGTTTGCCGTGTCGGTTCACTGAGCTGGCACACCCAGGTTTCCACTTCGACCGCCTGCGATGCCTGCTCGAGCTTCGCATCCACCCCGCCATCGACGCGGGTGCCGTGCTTCATAAGCATGACCACCGGCGACTCCCCCGCCCAGCCCAAATGCGCCCCGGTGCCGACCTTGGCCCAGCGCGCCCACGCCCGCAGCCGATCGTCCACCCAATCGATCATGCCGCCTCCCGCTGGCGCGATCGATGGCGCGCGGCGAACGCGCGCATCTCATCCGCGCTGACGCCCAGCTCGTAGCCTGACTCGACCGCGTAGGCCGGCTCGATCTTCCGCACGCGGAACTCGCGATACAGCGCGTTCACCAGCGGGTAGTCGTCCGCCTGCACCGCGCGGCGCAGAGCGATCGCCGCCTTCACCACCGTTGCAACGTGCGGGCCGAGGTCAAAGCTTCGACCGACCTGCCCATAAAACGCCGCCGCTTGGGGCATGGCCGCCGTGAACGCCGACCCCTCGACGATCGGCTTCAACGGTGGGCTGCCTTCCCTCATCTCTCTCTCCTTACGTCCAGACGTCCAGATGCCCGCGCGCGTACGCGTGCGTGCGCGCCCCCGCCCCCGCCCGCCCTCGCGGGCGGGCGTGCGTGCGGGCGTGCGCACACGCACGCGCGACTTTTGATGGTCATCTGGACGGCATCGAAAAAACGTCCAGAAATCAGCACGTTGCAGCCGTCCAGATGTTGCGCACACATCTGGACGGAACTGGACGGCTGGACGGGTTGGAATGACAGCCCGGGGTGCCGATGACCTGATGCCGCCAGCGAAGGCGACCGACCCGTCACGACCCATCGGCGATCGAGACGAGGCACGTGGCCACTGATGCCGGGCGCGGGCTGTCACAGCGCGACCTCAACATCGTTCAGCGCTGCGCGTGCCCGTTCATCCGGGCTTTGCGGTGGCGCTTCCGGCGGGTGACCAGCCGGACCTTGCACATTTGGTTGTGGGGGCAGCCCGGGCGCCTCGGTTGGCGCCGGCGCCGCAGGCAGCGGCTTGCGGGTGTACCCACGCTTGCGCTTGCCGTCAGGCTGCCGGTCGGCCACGAAGCCGATCGCCTGCATGGCCTGGCTCACGCGCCGCTGCATCTGCTTGCTGCTGTCGATGCGGCCGGCCTCGATCCGCAGCGCCTTGCTGATCAGCTCTTGCGTGCTGAAGAACGTGCGCGCGCGGTTGGGCACGATTTCCGTCAGCGTCAGCGGCTCGCCGTCTTCATCCTCACGACGTTCGGCGTGGCTGTTGACGTAGGCCGACAGGTAGTCGGCCCAGACGTCCACCAGCTTGTAGCGGTCCTGCTCGGGCACGAAGAGATCGGCCTCCTGCTCGCGCGTCGGGAACCAGTGCTCGCCGGCGCTGAATGCGTGCACCGCCTCGGCAAACAACTGGTCACGCATCGCGCGTAAGGCGTCGACGTCAATGTCGCGCACGTGGATCGGCCAGTAGCGTCGATCGCCCGTAGCGTCGCTCAGAAACTGGTCCGCGTTGGTGGTGCCGCACATCACCACACGGCGCGGCACCTTCTGCATGCGCGTGCCGTACGGCGGCCGAAAACGGTCTTCCTGGCTGCTGATGAAGGCCTTGGCGGCCGTGTGCTCCGACTTGCTCAGGGCGTCGAGCTCGGACAGCTCGTAGAGCCACACGCCCTGCACCGACATCAGCGCATCCTTGTCGCCGATCTTGAAAACCGTATCGGCAAACCAAGGCTCCGCCAGGGCACGGAACGCTGTGCTTTTGCCCGCGCCCTGGGCCCCCTGCAGGATGAGCGCGTAGTCCATCTTGCAGCCCGGGCGCATCACCCGCGCCACCATGCCGATGAGGAACATCCGCCCTGCCAGCCGCGAGTAATCGCGCGCCGGGGCGCCCAGACAATCCACCAGCCAGTGATCCAGCCGTGGCGTGCCGTCCCATACCAACCCGCGCAACCAGGTGCGCAGCGGGTGCACTTTGTTACGGCTGGCCGCCAGGCTCACGGCTTCCTGCACCTGGCCGACTGCCCGCATGATCAGCCCGTGGCGATTGGCCAGGTACTCGGCCAGGTGCAGATCGTCAATCGCGTCCCACTCGCCCGGCGGTGCGCCCCACGGTGTGGCGCGCGTGCGTTCATGCAGCTCAGTGAACTCGTTGTGTGCCACCAGCCCCGCAAGCGTCGGGTCATGCAGCAGCGCGAACACCACGTTCTCGCGGATCGACATGGGCGCGCCCTTGTCGTTGCGGAACGGAAACCAGCGCGGACGGCCGCGATCGTCGTGGCCCAGGCGCTGCGGTTCATCGTCTGAAGCGTCGTTGCCAGGTGGCGGACCATCACCGCCGCCGCCATCGCCGCCGCCGGCGGGCTGCGGGTTGGGGTTTGGTGCCTTGCTGCGACCACCGGCGCGTGCCGCAGATGCGCGCGGCTCGCGCTTGGCGCGCCACCCGGCCGCGCGGGCCAGCTTGAACACCAGGTCGCCGCTCTCAGGGTTGCGAAACGACGCCCACTTGCGCGCCAGCTCCGCCGTGCCCGGGTAGCGATCCGCGTCCAGCGCGGACCACCGGTCCCACTCCACAAAGCCGGCGGCGTCGCCCAGCTCGGCCTTTAAGATCATGCCGACCGACACCCACTCGTCATAGCCGCACGCCGCCGCGCTGGTGGCCGCCAGCGCGTCCACCAGCTCGCGCTGGCGTCGCTCAGGCGAACGATCGTTCACGGGCGGCGGCGTCGGTGCTGCCGGCGCTGGCTTGGCCTCGGCCTTGAGCGCGTCCACCGTGCGGTGCAGCTTGGCCAACAGCTTGGCACCGGCCTCACGCACGTGATCGGGCGCACCGGGCCAGGTGC